AGGAACATCAGCTGAACGAGACCTGCAAGCATCCACGACCTCTGAAAAATCAGGCCAAGGAGCAAGCAAGTAACGCACAAGCTGATTCGAGACACGATCACTAGCTTCTGAAAGGTCGACTGTGGCGAGTTTGCCATTCATCGACCCTTCGCGGGCCATGCGTTGGTTAGGCGTCTGGTCCTGAAGTGTGATATACTTGGATATGAATTCATCTTCTCTCCAGGTATCGAGGATCGCACGTAGAACTGACTGCTGTGCATACTGCATAGCAGTCGGTTCGATCGCTATGATCCGGGGTGTCTTGAGCGTCTTAGGAACAGAAATAACCCTGACGGGTATTTCTGCTCCAGGTGAAAGGATGTCAACGCCCGAAAGTCGGGCGTGATACTTCCAGTTGGGGATAAGAAACTCTCCAGCCGGTAGTATTCTCTCGAGCCTGGAACTCCAGCTAGACTGTTGAAACTTCTGGTTACCAACCAGAGAGTCTGCTGTAGCTCCAGGTCCATGCTTGGGCAAGAAACGATCGTACCGTCCATCTCGCAAATCGCGATTAAGCCGGTCGATCGAGTTGCCAAAAAGCATGGCGAAAGCAGTGCGGAGACGTGCGAGCTCCCTTTCGGGAACCCGTCCGTCTTTCGCCTTGACATCTCTTTCAGTCTGCACATATCCATCCATCGCTTTCTTGTAGCGCTCGTCAGAGCACTCCAAGGCAATCTTCTCGAAGACAAAACAAAGCTGTCTTATCGCGAAGATCGCGTCGATGTCTGGATCTGGCAGTACACTACCACCAGGGCCGAATACACGACGAAGGAAACCTTGTAGAAATACAGGGAGACCTCCTGAACGTCGGAAACCGATGAACAGGCTGGAGTCGACCTTGCCTAGGTCAAGACTTTTTTGGAAGTCTTTTCCAAAGCGGGGTAGGGTAATCGTGAGAAACGATAACCCCTCGTGTTCGTACCGATCCGTGAATGTTTTTGCATCACGGTCCGTGCTAGTGCAGCACCTGTTACCCACATCAGTGAGTAACACTTTCCAGAGCAACGTCAGGCTTTTCATTGTCCCCTTTTCATGAAAGGTAGGGCAATCCATAGCCAAACAACGCTCAGAGGACAGCTACCAAGCCCTAGTTGAACAGGGCGCCCTATTAACTCTCGTTGCCGAGAATCTTGGTGATGAGGGCTCCAGAAGAGGCATTGATCTGGGCTAGAAAGCCGTCGATCACCTGCTTCTGCTCCGCCACGGTGTAACCCACCGGTGGGACGTCGAAGACAACATAAGCACTCATAGAGTACTTAGCGTTCAACGACGCCTGGAAGGGATCAGCCGCGATCTTGCTGTGGTTGATCCTGAACATGTGACGGTTTCGCTTCCCCTTCTGATGGGAAACTACCTCCGTCACAAGTCCGTCGCCCGACTCGAACTGACCCGAATTTAGGGTCGAACCAGTCCGAGGAAGTGCGACGGCCACGGAATTGATGGTAACTGTCTGATCTGCGAGTGCCATTTGGCATTGCTCCTGTGGTGTATGAGTCAGTACGCCATTGTCTGACTCGGGGGTGAAGGACCTTTGCATGATGTGCAGAGGCTGTTACTTCCGATCAGAATCGAGTGATTCCAATCGCTGCGAGAATGGCTTTCTGGTAGTCTGAAAGACTACCATAGGTCTTCCCGAAGCCATACGGTGTTGCACGGATCCGCCTCTTTTTATGGACTTCGATGCCCATAGCTGGAGGCTTTCCACCCTCATTAAATGCTGAGTGGTGGTCCGTGCAATCGATTACATAACGGGATTTTGTTTCTTCCATCATGTAACCGTATTGGAGCACGACTGCGTCATCGGACCACTTAGCGACATTTTGAATCAAGTCGCCAAGGTTCAGGTTCCAATCAAGCAGCCAGGACCACGGAGCCAGGTTATAGACTGTGTCTATGCTGAGCTCCACGCCATAGTCCCACCGCAATCTATCCGCGGCGGCACGCAGGCGAGACACTGGTTCCATGTCAGATGGCATGTAAACTGCGTATGCCCCTGAGAACCACGCCTTCCTCGTTGTGTTAACATTGAAGAAGTCGTTGTAGATCGGACGGCGGAAGTCTCCGTAGTTTACGAAGAATGATTCATTTGACCAAGCAAATTGGCTGTCAAAGCCAAACTGATTGGCTCCACCATGTCCGAGTGTCGTGGTAAAGTGTTGATCCGAGAAATTGTAACGTCGACGAATCATCTTCCCGTTATTAGCGAGAAGATTATCCAAAGTAGAAATACCTTTGGATTGCATCGCGACGAAGGCCTTGAGATCGCTCACAAAGGGCTGAAGCCCGAATGAGTTCTCTAAGAATACGTCAGAAGCCTCCTTAGAGGAGTGTTTCGCTACTGACGTGGTCTTCTGCTCGAAACCTTTGAGGATTTCTTGCAGCCTGGTCTTGCTCAGCTTCTGTAAGAAGGGAATTCCATCCCTTCTTAGTTCTACCAGAAACTGAACTACATTCACAGGGCTAATATCAGGCCTGGTCTTCGCAATGGCTGTTGTGCCAGCTGCGATGAGTTCGTCATCAGTTGATGACAAGGCGGGGAACCGCGACGCGAGAGCGCCGATATCGGTTCCTTCAGTAATGTAGCCCCATCCTTCAAACGCTGTCCCGTAGGAAGCGTGGATAGATGGGACGAAGTTACCGAAGCCCTCCCATATCCTATTATACCAGTCGGTATATTTTACTAGGAACGTCGACTCGTCGACGATGGGAGACCACCTGGTGGTCACAAAAGGACCACCAACATCAGGCTTGATCCGCTGTTTGCTGTCTTTTATAACAGCAGCCATCGGATGCCCTTCGGACACAGTGATCTGTGCGTCACATAACTCTGCTCCGGTGACTCGCTCCCACTTAGGGATACGGTCACCGTCCCAGTCATAGTAAGGACGGAACCAAAAGGGTTGAAACCCTCTTGGAATTGTACGCTTTCTCACAGAAACATGATTGGCGTACGGGTCCTCATCTATGCGTGACATCAACACACCTCGTATGGAAAGTTTGGTGACTTCGTTGTCACCAAGG